CCGCCACTATACTATAATTTTCTCCATTGGTGGTTTCTGATGAAGTCTCGCTAAATCCGGTTCCGGTAATTTGTGCAGTCGTATCTACCTTCTCGACATCACCAGACGGTTTACCGTTAACTTTTTTCTGTCTTGTTGAAACAACTTGTAAACTCTTCGTTTCTCCAAGCGCTACAAACTGTATGGTCTGTGAGTTGGCTGTAAGCGCATATTCGTAGGTTACAGTAGATGCAGCCTGGTTGCATGTAATCTGCAATGTCTTTCCGCTTTCATTCTGTTTAACCGTCACTACCGCTTTTCTTGTCGTGTTGTTGGGGTTCTCGTCAACCGTTACTTGTCCTCCACCGTCAACCTTGAATCCTGCCCCAGATATTGAAAATTCCACTGGTACGCCTTCCGGATGTCCTACTGGTTGTCCATTCTTGAAAGTCTGCTTTGAAGACGTCACTACGCACATATCATCACCTCCCTTTGCAGGGAAATTGAGTGTAGGTTCTTTAGTCTCCAATACGTATTCCACAACTTCCTGCACGTCCGACAATACCGCGCCTTCTTCTCCGAATCCTTCCGGATATGAGATAAGCTTAACAAGCGCCTTAAACGCCCATTCCTTGAACTGTCCGATATTATAGGTGTGTCCGGGTTCAATCACGATACCCAGCCCCTTATAATATTCCACGTCACCATAGAGGCTTTCTGTAACGAAAACCTTCATCTGACCGTCGATTCCGTCGGTTACGACGGTCATTTGGTGAACATTGTCCTCTGTTGTAAACAATAACCGTAACATGTCCTTATGCGTTTTGTGCCACAAGTTCTTCGCGCCACGTATTGTTGTCGGTCATTACCACTACGTTCAAGTCTTCCTTTGCATCCAGACCAAGGTCAGCCAGCGTAAACGCCATAGGTTTACCGGACATAACTTTTGTAGAGATGGTTTTGCGGTCTCCTCTCACTACCCCGAATCTTTCTGCGCTCTCATTCAGATTCACGCTATTAGGGAAATAAATGTCGACATCCTTCTTTGCCGGAACACTTGTCTTGATTGTAATAACGCATGCATCGTTTTCGTTCCATTCTGCCGTTACCGCAACAATTTCATTCAATCCCTGGGGGTCGATAATTAATTCCAAACCCTTTTCTTCTGCAAATGCTACAAGTTCCTCGTGCATCACGGCTTCGCCTACATTCCATTTGAAACCAAGCTTCAAAAGCTCGGCACCGCCTTCCGGGTCTGTCACGTTTCCTTTAGGGGTAATTCCGCGCGGTGATTCAGTGATGAATACTTTCTTCTGGTCGCAACTACCATCAGTTACCAATGTCACATCAATATTCTTGTCTTCGTCCAAAAATCTATACAGTCTCATAATCTTTTCTATTTTTAATTGTTAATTACTTACATTCAAATACAATTTCCTGTTCCACGGAACCGTCAGCATCCAGTACGTAAACCTGGTAAATGCCTTTCAAGTCCACTTTCTGTACGCCCAAATCCTTCTGACACTCGAAACCCAGATATTCGTTCTTCTCCTTCATTGTCAGAATCTTCTTGTTGACAGATACGGTGCCGATAGTTTCTGGAATGTTGGTGAACTCGCAGAACTTGTTGTTATGCTTAATGCAAATCTGAGTACCTTCCGATACCTTCGCCTTGAAGTTCATCCATAACCAAGGAAGACCACCTGCATATTCAGCCTGCCACGGATATTCCGTCAGATAGGATTCGGGGAGAATACTGTTATAGTCCTCCTCACTGTTGATAATTCCACTATTAGGGTCCATCTTAATAGGCAAGGAATAGGGTGGAATTGCTTCTATCTCCTGCTGCAAAGCCTCGAAATTGCCTTGCAATCCCTGTGCAACCTGTGCCCCGGTATCACCGTCCTGTATTTGATAAAAAGCTGCTTTTTTCATAATCTCTAAAATTTAAACTTTAAATCGTTATACCATACGAAATTATCATGCCAAATATTGTCTGTAGAGAAAATGAGCTGTCCCATTCTCCAAAATCCGTCTTTCATCCATTTGCCGAAGTTGTCCCAAACTCCTTTGGTAAGTACCCATACTGCCGGAATACTGAACTTCCCTCCAGAAATCCAATAATTGCGCATGTTCCATCTGTCGTGCTCCAGCACCCATACCTTCTTCACCTTTGGCGGCATTGTCTGTGAAGTACCGCCCGAATCTCCTCCAAGGTATGTGCCCGGGTTTTCTTTCGTTCCGACCCTTGAATAGGTTCCGGGCAAATAATCGCCTTGTGCCATAGTCATTCTCCTTTCATTTCCTTTATCGTCTCCGGTTTCTTGTCTCCGAATTCGTCGAAATCAGACAGATATTTCCTTATTCTCTGAGGTACCAAAGTGGGGCTTACCTTTGCCGCGTTCTCCACGATTGAAATTGATTCACGTATTATAAGCGCATTACACACCACGGCACGGAACCATGTGTATATCTCCACATTGCCGCCTTCCACAGTAAAGTTCCCCATCACATGCGAAACAATCAGAATAGCGGAATAAATGAAAAGCTTCGTGATAATCATTGAAAAGCCCTTGCTTGAAAAGTCCTTGTTCTTGATATGATATACCCAGCTTACAAGTGTGTCTATCACTATAAGAATCATTAGGTATTTCAAGAACTCCCAGTCCCGAAACACATATTTCTCAATGAAGGATGCCGTGTTGGAAAAAGAGATAGGTATGCTCAACAACACGGGAAAATATAAACTCATTACGTATTCCCTTATTTTATGTAGTTTTCCCATAATCATATGCGACGGAATTTTAGGAAATTGTATATGCAATGTGTACAAGTTTACTTGGTGAGGCTTCCGGATATTTCTTTTTCAGATAGTCATAGCGTTCTCTGATAACGTTCTCTGCCTCTTTAGGGTTGTGCCCCGACTTTGCGGCCGCAGCCACAAGTTTTTCAACTGTAGGAAAACCGCCTTTCTTTTCTTTCGGCTTCTCCTCCTTCG